CCTACATGCAGGGTAACACGCGGTTCTGGGCTCCTGGGTTTGCCGTGTTGACTTTTAGGAACGGGGTGCTGATGCCGCCAGAGCTTTGTGAGATTATCAGTGGTGTGGCTTGGTGGCGCGGCGAAGAGATAGCCGGGAAACCGCGTGTGAGGGTGCAGGCGGGCCGTTCGGAGTGAAGGTGGCTACCATAGACCCCGATGATGCGAAGCTGGCACAGCACGCTAGGGACGCATTGGAAGAGGTGCTGGCGCGTGACCCAGTGTGCATCTTGATCGTGTATGAAACTCACAAGCAGTTTGGTTATGCGAGCATACCGGCCTCATCGGCCATGGTGCATGGTTTGTATATGCACTTGGGTGGATTGCTTATGCCACAGGGGGAATGAAAAACCTTCCCCCGCCACAAGAAAAATCGGTTTTCCAGATTACAGTTTCCTAATGCCCATCTGGTAGCCTGCCATGACTACCTCTAGTTGTTCGCGGTAGCAGGCGATGAAGGCATCCACGGCCATTTTGGGCGTGTGGGTGGGCGCTTCGTTAAAGCCCCAAAGATAGTCATCAAACACCATAATGCCGTGCTGCTTGAGCAGCGGCCAGGCCATGCAGGCATCCGCTAGAACGTGCGGCGCTTGGTGGCTGCCGTCGATATAGATGAAATCGTATTGCAGCACGCCGCCCTTGGCCACGAAGTCGAACAGCCCGCCCACAAAGGGTTTGATGCCCGGCTTGCCCATGACGTTATCGTCAAAGCGGCGCTTAACCGCTGTGAAGTCCATGCCGGCGTGTTCCTCGCTTCCGCCCCATGTGTCGATCACGTCAAGGGTATAAGGGCCTTTCTTGTTAAGCTGCTCATGGAACCAGAGCGTGGAGCGGCCTTCAAAAGCACCGATTTCTAGAAACCGAAACTTGGAGCCTTCCAAAAGCCGCATCATCTGCTCAAGGCCGGGGATGTTGTGGCTAAACCAATCTTGAGTGAACTCAGGCATTTTCTTCCTCCGGAAGCAGGCGACCTTCAAACTCGTAGGTGCCGATGTGGGACAGCACCACCCAAGGTGCCACATAGACTTTGCCGCCAGCACGCCGCCAGGCTTGGCAGAAATGGTAATCCTCGCTCAGCAGGCGGTCACTGTCGGGGCAGATTGTGACATCAAAGAATGCGTGGATTGGTTCTGGCTGTAGGATGCCTGACAGGTCCGTCACGTCATTCATATAGCTGTCGGTGATGGGTTCCAGCACCTCAAACACACGCCGTTTGATGAGCATACAGCCGGTGCCGGCGTTCAGCACCTCTAGGGGTAGGTGGCTGGGGATGGTGGCGCTGCTAGCCCCGTCTAGGAGGTTCACAACGAAGGTGCCGGTGTAGTGCTTGAGTTGGTCAACCGGCACGCCGCGGTGAACGGCCTCGGCCACGCTATGCCAGTTGATTTCCTTCTTGGGATAGATGCCGGCGAGGAGGTCGATGTCTGCTTCCACCATGGCGATAATGTGCATGGGGTCAAACTTGATATCTGCATCAATGAACAGCAGATGGGTGCAATCGGTCTTGAGGAACGCCTTGGTGAGCGCGTTGCGGGCGCGCTGGATGAGGCTTTCGTTAAATTGGCATACGGACTGGAACTCCCAGCCGCGCATCTTCACGGTATTGGCGAGCGCCATCATGGATTGGTTATACCAGCCCACACACATGCCACCATACATAGGCGTGGCGACCATTAGCTTCACGTTTTCGTTCATTTCCAGTCCTCATTTCCTTTGCACCGTGCACAGATGCGGTTGCGTCGTGGGTCATAGCTATCGAACAAATTTAGGCACTTTAGGCACTTCACGCTGGCTTTACCGGCCTTTTCCTTTATGTCGCGGGCTATCCTTCGTTTCTGGGTTGAGGGTTGCCTGGCGTTTTCGCCGGACCGGGAAAGGCGGTTTACCTTGTCTTTGACGCTGACATAGCTGCGGTTGAGTTTGGTCGAGATTTCTCGCAGGCTGCATTCTTCTTGCAGCATGTCAAACAGGCGTTTGTTTTCCTCGGCGGTCCATGGAATGCCGCCCGTATGCAAGCTGCCGACGATTTCCGGCGACCACCGCACGCGCTTGGCTTTCACGGCTTCACCTCCCCGGCGAGGGCTTCGCGGGCGGTTTCGCCGCCATCACGCACCAGTTCAACCGGCCATGCGCCATGGTTTACATACCAAGTCAGCGCCTCCCGCAGCCGCGCGTTCTCGGCGCGGAGGGCGTCAGCTTCGGCTGGGGTTAGGACTGGGCCGAGGTATTTGTATCCTCTGAGTTTTGGGTGGCCCATATCATTTGGCGATATGCCAGGGAAGGCACCCCAATAATTCCAGTCAGGATTCCATGCGATGATCCACGGCCTTTCCGTTACTGGCTGAAGAAGCCAATGCCATCCATGCCGATCAGAGTTCAGCGGCACACCAGGCTTGTCGGGGTCGGGCCAGCCGCTCATGGCTTCGTCTTTTGCTGGTTCGCTCATTCCTTTGTTTCTTTTCCAAGCATTGGGATAAAATCGTCTAGGCGCAGGATGACCACGGCTTCCCGCCTGTCGCCCCTTGCCACCACCAGCGGGATTTGCCCCGGCCTGGCGGCGCGTGTGCATTGGTCTAGCCAGTCATAGACCGCTATGCTGGCCCGGCGCTTGCACTCCACCATGTACGCGCCAAGGTCGATGTCACCACCGCCATCGCGCGTTTGGTCCAGATTGCGCGCAGCGTCTATGCCGGCGTCCTTTAGGGCGTTCACCACGTCCCGCTCAAAGGTTGCGCCCTTAGTGCGCTGCGCCTTGCCCATTATCTATGCTCAGGACTAAAAGGCACGTCGTCGTCAAAGCGCGTCATCCCGCCTGGCCGGTAAGTATTCTCCCGCGGGGGCTTGTTGGGATCAGGCTTATAATTCGGGTCCGGCTTCCAACTGTCGATGCTCAGGCTGATAAGCGGCCCGCGGCGGGAAGACTTCTGCCAGCCGGCCATCTTCACCTCTTCGCCGGCCTTATAATCCCGGTCTAGGATCAGCTTGCCCTTAAAGTCAGGTGATTTCTCGCCGCGCTTCTCTTCGCTGAACAAAACGCCCTTGCCGGGCTGATCGCCATATGTGCCGCTCATTCCGCAGGCTCCTCTTGAGTGTCAGGTTCCATCCAATGCACGTTCGCCGCTTTGAACGCGCGCAGCTTATCCAGCTTATCTTGTTCCGCAATCCGCGGGTTGGCAGCGATGCCGTCAACCACCTTGTAGTAAGCCTGGAAGGCTTCCGCCTCGGTTTCAAAGCTGGCGTAAATCGTGCCATCAGGCTTGTAGAGATGCACGATATAATCAGGCACCGGCTCTGGCTCAGGGTCAGGCACTACTTCCACCACAGGCCCCTTGGCCGGCGCGAAGTCCGCTACTTCCTCGGGCGTATAGACCCCAGCCACACAGGCCGGGAACACGGACCTGATACCCTCAGAGATGCACCGCGCGCGCTTCATCTGCCGCGGGTATTTCTGGTGAGTAGGATTGCGGTGCAGATCGGCCCGCCTCACCATTTCGTCATTCCATGTGATCGTGGCTTCGCCGCCAGCAGGATGCGAAAACACGCCAGTCACCTCGGTATCCTCCATCTTGGGCCATGACACCCGGCCACCGGCCAGTTGAAACCGCGCAAGCATGGCGTCCGCCTTCATAGAGGGCCTGCCGTTGATGACGTGATAGTCGCGCATGGCTACAGCCGGGTGCAGGTTTTCAGCCTGGCACAAGAGCATGATAGCCATCGCTTCCGCCTGGTTCTTGAAACCAAACATCTTCGAGTCGGCCGCCACTTGCGCCATCTTCGTGATGTCGGCCATGGGAACGATGTTAGACATCGGTGACCACCTCGCCCAATGTACGGTTGCACTTGACCAACCCGCCATTCATGCCGGTGCGCAGCACATGCAACAGATTCAAGCGGTTCGTTTTGCCCATGTGCGGCAGCGCGTTCAAATCCCGCTCTGTCATGTCCAAAACGTCTTGCCAGGTCATGGACGGATCGTGTGCCATAAGCACGGTCTTCACGCGCTTGTGGATGTCCGTATCTGCCACGCGCCATTCTTTCCAATCGGTAGTCATTCTGCTTTCTCCTTCAAAAGAAACCGGCGTGATCCCGGCTGTTCCACCACGAACTGCTCGTAGATGTCTGGGTATGCGGACCGGAAAAGGTCGGCACTAAAACGCTTGGAAGCCTTCGCGCTTTTCCATGTCACCAAGGTGCGCCCATCAAGCGTGTGCATCTCGGCGTTATCGCCCATGGCACGCTGTATGGCCGTCTGTAAGCGGTCCTCTTCCTGCTCAAAGGCTTTGATGCTGGCCTTGATGCCGGCAAGCCTCTTAGCCGCCTGCTCAAGCTCCAGAGAGGCCGTGGCGATGCCTTCAGTGCTAACAGGGTATGCCATCTTGCACTGCGCCACCGTCTCAGGGTCAGGCATCTGTCCCGTCTGCGCCATAGCCCAGAGCTTGGCCATCTGCTGTATCAGCCCTTCCTTTTCGTCTTCGCTGAAATCCAGCCGGAAGGTGCGAAACCGCTGGCCCCCAAACAGGATGCACAGATAGACGGTGCTGACCCCGAAACACGCCGCTTCATGGCAGCACTGCGCCCAGTCAGTATTAGGCACCCGGACAGGCTCGCCAGGTTCGCTGTAATTGTGGATATGCAGCGCGTTGTAGTTTTTGCACTCCACCAGAAAGCTGTTGTCCTGCGCCATATAATCGCCGTGAGACTTCATCCACGGATGCTTAGTATGAACCGCCACGCTATCGTCCAGAGCCTTCAATTGGCCCAATTCCTCGGCGGCAAAGGCTGCAATGGTGCTCTCCATACGCAAGCCCATCTGCACCACCTCAACCTCACTCAGATCAGGGCGCTCAGCCCGGCCAGTTTTCTCGGCCAACACCTCAAAAGCCTTGCCCGACACGGCGCGGCGGCTATCGGTGCTCCACCAGGCGGTGCGGCGTTCGTCTGCGCTAAATCCGCTCATATCACCACCTCCACCAGCTTCTTTGTGCCGGCAAAATAGTTGTTGATAGCCGTGGCCAGAGCCGGAAGCATGGCAACCGGAAGCCAAACCGTGTCACGAACAAGCTCCTCATCATCATGATCGAGCACAACCTGAACCGTGGCGGTATCCTCTCCAATGTCGAGATAAACCTGCCAGTAGTCGCCGCTATCGTGATATTTCCCGAAAAAAATCTCTTCCATTTGCGCTGTCCCTTTCCTGTTATGGCGCGACACACACTTTAAGCGCGGTTTTAACGCGGTCAAGCGGTAAAATGCACAAAGCCAAAAAAAAGCCCCAGCGCGAGGCCAGGGCTAGTTGGATAGCTTGGGAAAGGAACACATGACTACGGAGGAGAGGTCCGCATCCGCATAATGCCGATCTCAAACCCCCCTTGCAAGCCCCATTGAAATACCCTACGTCACAACCGTCGCATGCGACACAACCGAAAGGAACAACACAAATGGCTAGTATCACAATCCCTATCCGCGTGCCGGTGGAGGTGGCCGAGGCTATCGACGCCATCTGCCGCCGCACAGAGCATTCCCGCAGCCGCGTAGGCCGCAAATTGCTGGAAGAGGGGCTGAAAGGCGAGATTTTCGGCAGCGCGGTGCAGCCCCGCAAGGCTGTCAAGAAGGCTATGAAGCCGGTTGAGACGCTGGAAATCCCAGCCTTCATCCCGGTAGATGCTTGGTTAGAATGGGATGCCTACCGCAAAGCCAAAAGCGGCGCGGCTTGGACCTTGCACGCCAAGAAGCTGTCGATTTCTCGGCTCATTACCTATTGGGAGGCTGGCGGCGGCTGCCCGGCTTCTATCATTCGGCAGAGCATCGAAAATGGGTGGAGCGGGCTGTTTGCTCCCAAGGATATTGCCGTGGGCAACAGGGAAGACCTGGCCCGCCGCGTGCAGCCCATCGTGGATAGCCGCGCGGAGGAGATTTTCTAATGTGGACAATAGCAGGGGCTTTCGTGGCCGGCTGCCTTGGCGCGCTGATAGCCGGGCTGGTTGTTGTGGCCGCGTCATGGCGCGAAATGATGGAGCGGCACGACGATGAGTGACATGATCGTGCGCCGCATGCCGGCGCTATCGCAACCTCTCAGCATGGCCGTGGCCGAGGAGCAGCGGCGCGAGGCTATCACTGACGCGCCACCGCCGCCCTTGACCGTTCCAAGCCTGATAGAGGAGGCGGGCAGGGCCGCGAGGCAGGCTAGGGCCGCTTTACAGCCGCCTACAGGGCCGTTTGTGCTTAGCTGGGTGGCACCTATCCACGCGGGCTTCTCCAACCCGCCCACGGCGCGCGAGAGTGCCGTATGGGCTGCCGCGGTAGCCAAGGCTTGCGCGCGGGTGCCGGCGCAGGCTTTCAC